TAATAATTCTATTTTTTTATCAAAATCAATATAATATATTGATTCAAGAAAATTTATATGATTTGATAAATCTAATAAAACTTTTGATATTTCTTTGTATTTATATTCTAAATAAGATAATTTAAAAAAAGATAATTTATATTCATTATTTTGCATTATAAATAACGAGAGAATAAAAAAAAATTATAATAAATATATATTATAATTTTTAAAACAGAAACCTATTTAAAACAAGTTTAGACGCATATAAAAAACAATAGTGTGTTTGATTTAAAAATATAATATTATAATATTGTATATATGGTAGCTCAAAATAAATCCAAATCCTCTAAAACCCCTGTTCAAGAAAATGTTGAAGAAACTAAAGTAGTTGAACAAGAAACTAAAGTAGTTGAAGCAGCAACTAAAGTAGTTCAAAAAGCTGGTGCTAAAAAAACTGCTCCTAAAAAAGAAGCTGTTGTACAAGTAGCTGATAAACAAGAAGCTGGTGCTCCTAAAAAAGCTGCTGCTCCTAAAAAAGCTGCTGCTCCTAAAAAAGCTGTTACTCCTAAAAAAGCTGCTGCTAAAAAAGATGTTGCACCTAAAAAAGAAGCTGCTGCTCCTAAAAAAGCTGCTGCTCCTAAAAAAGCTGCTGCTCCTAAAAAAGCTGTAGTTGAAGAAACTGAAGCTGATGTCGAAGCTGGTGATGAAGATGATAAAACTAGATCATTCAAAGTTAAACTTCCAAATGAAGAAGAATTTTCTGGTCGTTTTACAGGATTAACTCCTTACCAAGCTGCTAATAAAGCTCTTTCAAAATATTTTAGAAATAGTGATAATACTAATATTTCAGATTCTCAAGTTACTTTTTCTATTAAAGAATCTACTCGTGGTTCTAAACGTTCAACATATACTTATAAAGGATCACGTGTTAAACTTGAAAAAGCAATCACATATACTATTAAATCTTTATCTGGTGAAGAACGTGTCATTACTAAACAATATAAAAATCAACTTATCAAAGTCAAAAAAGGTGTTGCTCCAACTGAAGCCCCAGTTGCTAATGCATAAATATCTAAATTGCTAATGCATAAATATCTAAATTATATTATTTTTTAATTTATAATATTAAATTAAAAAATATTAATTAATTCACATTTCTCATTAAATAATTTTAATTCATTTTCCCAAATTACATTTTCATTATTATTTTCAATTAATACTAATGAATAATTAATTAGTGTAGTTAATTCTTGTAATTTTTGTTCATTTAATTCAATTATATTTTGATCTAATTGTGATTTTATAAATAAACATATATTTTTAAATTGTTCATAATAATTTGGATTTTTTTCATCTTCTAATTCTTTAATTATTTCCAATTTATCTTTTAAATATTCTAAAGTAATATTTGATAATGTTAATTTTTCTAAAATAGGATTTAAATATTCAGCCCAATCAGGATTTTTATTTAATAAAAATATAATTTTATTATTTAATTCATCTTTTAATTCAATAATCATAATTTTTTCTAAATCAGAATTTGTATCTTCATTTACAGTTTCAACATTATTTTGTACCCAATTTGTAAAATCATTATCTATTTCATTTAATAGATTTAGTAATATAGTATTATCTGCATTTTCAATTTTTGATTCAATATTAATTAATTTATTTAATAATTCTTGTTTTTTATTTTCGTCAAGTAAATAATTTAATTTAATATTATTCATAGCTAATTCTATTTTTGTATTTAATAAATAAGTTCTATTATATTTAATCATTTCAACTTCATCAATTTTATTATTAATATTTGCTAATTTTATTATTTTATCTATTTCATCATAATCTAATTTAGGGATATCTTTAATTAAAATATTTTTTTCAATACCTGATTTTATATCAATTACGTTAACTGTTATAATAGAGTTAGTATCAACTTTAAATGTAATATCAATTTGTGGAGTTCCACCTATTGTTATTTTATCAAAAATAAATTCACCAATTAATGTATTTTTATTAGCAATTAATCTTTCTCCCTGATATACTTTAATTTTAACACTATTTTCTGAGGGTGAATCTGTAGTATAACGTTGTGTTCTTTTTATTGGTATTGGTGTATTTTTTGGAATAATTATTGAAAAATTACCATCGCATGTTTCAATACCTAAAGATAGAGGTAGAACATCCATTAAAACAACATTTTCTTCAGTCTTATATTTTTTTTCCAATATTGCACCATATAAACATGCACCTTCTGCAACAACAGATTCTAAATTTGGATGTAACCACGGTTTAATATTAAATATTTTTTCAACTAATAATTTAATTTGTGGTATTTTTGAAGAATTACCAACCATAATAATATATTTAATATCATCATAATTTTCATGTATATCAATTAATAATTTTGATAAACGTTCTATTAATTGATTACATAGATTTTCAAACTTATGAATATTTAAATTATATATAAATTAATCTATTTTAATTTCATAATTATCAACCCAAGATAATTTTTCTTTTGCATTTTGACAAATGTACCATAATTTATCCCATAATTTATCCCATAATTTTGTTTCATTATCTTTATTAAAATAAAGTTTAAAAATATAATCATAAATTACTCTAGTAAAATCATTACCGCCTAAATCATTAATACCAATACTATGTTGGACTTCAAAAAATCCATTATCTTTCAATAATATTGTAATATCTAATGTACCTCCACCAAGATCTAAAACTAATATTTTTTCTTCATCAGAACATGATGAAGATAAACCGTATGCTAATGCAGCAGCACTAGGTTCATTTATAATACGAATAACGTCAAAACCAACATTAATAAAATTTATTTTTATAATTTCTCTTTGTATATCATTAAAATTAGAAGGTACTGTTATAACAGTTTTAAAATTATAATTAGGAAATTTATTATTAAGTAATTTAAATAAATGATTAAAAAAAACTAATAATATTTCATCATTATTTTTTGATCCAATAGATGTTTTAAAACTATGAATAATTTCATCATTATTTAAACTAATATAATTTCCACATGAATATATACCATTTTTTATTCCTATTTTTGATTTAATAGTTTTAAAAACACCATCTAATAATACATTAGCTTTATTATTATCAAAATAACAAATAACTGTATTTGTTGTTCCAAAATCTATACCTAAAATTATATCCATTAAACTAAATATTATATAATATTTAGTTTGACGCATTTATTTTTTTATAAATTTAACTTTATTATTTTTAATAGTACCAACAACTATATTTGGCTTTCCATCTAATATATCATAGACATTATTATCAATAACAAAATAATCATTATCTTTTATAGTAATTTTTTCATGTTTGCTATCAATTTGTTTTTCTAAATTATAAATATACATATTCTTTTCTTTTAATTCTCTATTAATTTTTTCCAATTGCGATTCAAGTAATTGAATAGTGTTTGTTTTTTCTTTTAATTGTTTATCCATATTAGAAATCATTGAAACTTTACTCATATTTCCTAGATCAACATTCATTTTATTATTAGTAGTTTCTAATTCTAAAATTTTTTTTTTTAATTCTATATTTTCTTTTTCTAAATTAGTTAAAAATTCTATTATAGATTCCAGATTCATTATTAATAAAGAAAATTAAACTTTAAATTAGATTATAAAAAATAACCTAAACCACCTAATCCATTTACAATTCTAAATAAATTATATTGTAAACCATAACCTCTAACAACAATTCTATTTTGATAATTAATTTTTTTATTTAATGACATTTGTATATATGTATCATCAATTTGTGAAAAATTTAATGAACCAGAAGGTTGATAATCTTTTGGATTTAATGAAAATGAATATATGTTAATACCATTAGATCCCGATACAAAATCATTTAAATATACTTGTAAATTTGTATATAACTCAACACTACTAGGTTGCATTCTATCAATAGAATTTAATATTAAATTTTGATTTTGAATAATATTATCATAAGTATCTGTAATCGGATATAATGTATAATTAAATAAATCATTAGAATTAATATTAGAAATAAGTTGTGCAACCCAGAAAATAATTTTATTTGGATTTACAAATGGAATCTTATATGAAATATTAGAAGAAAAATATGTTTGTGATGCTATATTTTGAATCATTGGTATCAAATATTCATGAGAATTATTTAAAAATTTAAAACGTTCTTCATTATCTAAATAAATATAATTAACTAATAAATAAGCTTCAATAATTGATGGTGTATTAAATCTAAAATATGATTCATCAACAATTAATAAACTATTAGGATTTATATTTGTTTCAAAATATGATATTGAACCCACTATTTTATATCTTGGATCATTTGTAGTTGGAATTAAAAAATCTCCAACTAATTTATTATAATAAATATATTGATTAATATTATCATAATAAATAAATTCTCCAATTACTAAATTTCCATTAATATTTTGTTTTATTAATTCACCATATTGAAATAAACAAAATGGTTCAACAACTTTTATATAATTTGTTGGTGATTCTATATATGTATTTTCAAAATCATTAAATTCAACATGTAGTTTAATATCATTGTGTATCATTGCAACTAATGGTAATGCTAATCCTGAATCTTGACAAAACCAAAAATTTAATGGAATATATAATCCATACGATTGTTTGCCATTACTAAATGATGTTAATAATTCAATATTACCAATCATTTTATTAAATGATTTTTGTTTGCCATAATTTGTAGTTAATTCATTCCAAATATTTAACCAATCGCCAAAATTTCTTTCAATTAATATACCACCTATTTCTAAATCTACATATTTAATTATTGCAAAACCAACTTTTTTTACCCATGCAAATTTTTTTATATCTGAAGGTAAAACTGATGGATTTGATCTAATTATATCAGGTAAATTAACATAAATATATATTTGACCAAGAAGATCTGCATTTTTAGATATATTAACTGTTACACGTCTACCAAAATCTGGTGTATTCATAAAATATTGTGCAACTGTTTCAATAGAAAAATTAGTATATCTTTTATATGCTATTTTAAAAAATGTAATTTCAGGTTGTGTTGATAAATAAATATTTTCCTTGCCTACAGAAACTAATATGAGTAATCCAAGACCCATTTTATATTATTGTATTAAAGAAAATATTTATTTAGTTGATTTTATAAATTAATTTATTTACTTTTCTAATTTTTCAAGAACTTGATCGGCTAATTGTTTTAAGACATCAAGACCATCTAAACTTTTAATTGTTTTATCAAAGTATCTTTCACGAGCATCAACAAATGATTTAATGTGATCAATACTTAAAACATTATCACTATCATATTGTTTATATACATTATATAAATCAATATATTTGTGAACATAATTTAAAGCTTTATGTAATTTATTTTCATTACTTTCAAAACTTTTAACAATATCATTTAATTCAAGTTGAGTTTGATGATCAATTTCTTTACCGTTAGCTCTTAATTCATTAATTGATTGTTCAACTAATAATCTAATAAGTGGTGATTGTTTTTCTAAGTGTTCGAGTTCACTAACATCACCACCAGTCATAACAGGTAATGAATCAACAGAAGATTCAGCACCACCTGTCAAGAAAAATGGAGTAACAGGAGTAATAGCAACACCATTAACAAGTAATCCAGATCCAGGAACAAATGCAATACGGTTTTGAGAAAGATTACGTAAGCTTAAAATATTATTACTAACAAATGCAAGTTGTCTATTAATAGATAATTTTGAATCATTGTCTTTTTTATATATAACTCTTGGTGTAAGACCATATTTAGTAATATGCCAATCATTGAAACGTGA